TTACACAGGAACGCCACCATGACCGTCCTCAACCAACCCCCGACCATGGGCGATGTCCTCAAATACGAGGCCAACCCGAACTACACCCGCGAGACCATCACGCTGCTGGCCGGCATGCCCTATCCGGTGGGTTCGGTCTTGGGCCGCATCACCGCCAGCGGCAAATACAAGCTGGCCACCAGCGGCGGTAGCGATGGCGCGCAGACCGCTAGCGCCGTGCTGCTCTACGCCGTCGACGCCACGCTGGCCGATGCGAACGGCATCGTCGTCGCGCGTGGCCCTGCCATCGTCTCGCGGGCGGCGCTCGCTTACGACGCCACCGTCGATGACGGTGCCAAAATCATCACCAAGATCGGCCAACTGGCAGCAGCCGGGATCCTTGCGCGCGACACCGCCTGATCCTCCCAGACGCGCGCCGGATTGCCTGGCGCAGCCAACCTGTAACCCCCTCTTTCCCCAGGAGTTCCCCATGACCATCACCCGCAACCCATTTGATGTGGGCGGCTATTCGCTTGCCGAGATGACGCAGGCCATCAACATCCTGCCCAATCTCTACACCCGCCTCGGCCAGATTGGCCTGTTCCGCTTCGAGGGCGTGACCCAACGCTCCATCGTCATCGAGCAACGCGAGGGTGTGCTGAGCCTGCTGCCCTCAGTCCCTCTCGGCGCGCCCGCCACCGTCGGCAACCGCGAGGCGCGCTCGATGCGCTCTTTTGCCTTGCCGTGGATCCCGCATGACGATGTGATCTTGCCTGCCGACGTCCAGGGGATGCCTGCGCTCGGCCTCTCGGATGCGACCGATCCGCTGGTCGAGGTGATGAACCGCAAGCTGACGCTGATGCGGCGCAAGCACGCCCAGACCCGCGAATACATGGAGATGAATGCGCTGCGCGGCATCGTGAAGGATGGCGCTGGCACCACGCTCTACAACTACTTCACCGAATTCGGCCTTGATCAGATTTCGGTCGATTTTGTTTTTGGGACCGCAGGCACCAACGTCCAAGGCAAAGTCCGCACCACCCTGCGCGCCATCGAGGACAATCTGATGGGCGAGACCATGACCACCGCACACGCGCTGGTCAGCTCCGAGTTCTTCGACAAGCTGATCAGCCACCCCAAGACGGAAGATGCCTACAAATTCTTCTCAGCCACGGGCGGCCAGCCCCTGCGCGAGGACATGCGCCGGGCTTTCCCCTTCGCGGGCGTGCTTTTTGAGGAATACAACGGCTCGGTCACGCTCTCAAACGGATCGTCGGAACGTCTGATCCCCACCGGAGAGGGCATCGCCTTTCCCATGGGCACGTTTGATACCTTCACCACCTATGGCGGACCCGCAAATCTGCTGGAAACCGCCAACACCATCGGCCTGCCGCTCTACGCGCGCCAGATGATGGACGCCAAAGGCCGCTGGATCGACCTGATGACGGAAGGATCGATCCTGCCGGTCAACAAGCGCCCGCGCCTTGCGATCCGGCTCTTCAGCGCCACCTGAGGGGGAGCCCATGTCCGTCTTTATCGCTGCAATCGACAACGTCTTTTGCGATCCCAACATCGCCCGAGATGCGGTCTATGTTGCCGACGGTGGAACGCCCGTCCTTATCCGCGCGGTCATGCGCCGCGCGGACGACATTACTGCGTTCGGCGACGCGCGTCTTTGGTCGGAAACCACCCGCGTCGATCTTCGCGTGGCCGAGGTCCCCAACCCGCGACCCGGCGAACGGATCGAGATCGCTTCCGAGGCCTTCCTCATTCAGGGTGAGCCCGTCCGCGACCGCGAGCGGCTTGTCTGGACCTTGGATTTGCGCCCCGCATGAAACTGAAGCTCGCCATTGATCCTGACATTGTCGCCATTATGGCTGCCGAAGTCGCCGCTGGGGAACGCGCCGTCACGGCCGCCATGCGCGAGGCCGGGACCAGTCTGAAATCCGCCTGGCGAACGCAGATCACCAGCGCGGGGCTGGGCACCCGGCTTGGCAATTCTATCCGACTCGCCAGCTTCCCGAAGTCAGGCGACAGCCTGAGCGCGGCGGCACTGGTCTGGTCAAACGCACCGGTGATTGTCGGCGCCCATGACAGCGGCCCGCTGATCCGGTCCAAGAATGGCTTTTGGCTGGCAATCCCCACTGTGGCTGCTGGCAAAAGCAGCAAGGGTGGACGGATCACCCCCATTGAGTGGGAACGCCGCGCTGGGTTGCGGCTGCGGTTCATCTACCGTCGTCGTGGGCCAAGCCTGCTGGTGGCTGAAGGGCGGTTGAATACGAAAGGTCGCGCTGTGGCGAGCAAGTCAAAAACCGGGCGCGGCGCGACAACCGTGCCGATCTTCCTGCTGGTGGCTCAGGTCAAGTTGCGCAAGCGGCTGGATCTGGCGCGGGATGCGGAACGAGCGGTGGAAGGCGTGCCCGGACTGATCGTGGCAAATTGGGCGGTGTCATGATTGGGCTGACGGCTGCTATGCGGACCAAGCAGCCATCCCACTTGCGGACAAACTAATGGTTAACGTTAAGCTGTAAATTGCGGCTTCCGTAGATTTTGTTCTAATCACGAGCGCCTACTACATCCTCTGGTGCGTCTGCTCCAAATAGAACCCTGCAATAATAATGCTCCAGCCCCTTCAAGAGGCCTTCTTCAGGATCGGCTGAACCTTCAAGATACCATTTTCCCCGCGCGGCAGGATGAGGGGCGCGTAAGAACGTATCCTCCAACCGAACGTAAGACAAGGCGTTGCCAGCCGTACGACCCAAAGTCAGGATCTTGTTGGGCGAGAATGCCTCAATTTCGTCCCGGAGTATTTCAAAGCAAAGCTTGAATAGCTCTGGATTTTTCCAAAGTTGATCCTTCCCGACAAAGATCTTCAACGCGTCTGTTACCCACACATCAAAGCCGGCGTGTACGCAAGTCCGGATTAGGTTCCAGACGGCACCATGATGATTGCGGCGATGGCGATAGCGAGGATTGTCTATACCAAAAAAGGTTCCAACAGTCAGGCTTGGCGAAGTGCCTTTTCGTAAAGGATCCTGCGCGCAGAGCATAATCCGTCCACGGGTGGGACGATCAGCAGAGAGTAAACACGGCAGATCATACCCAATTTCGCGATCATTATATTGGGTCAGAAGGCCACTATTCCAGTCAGCCTGTGCGATTTCCGGCATCTTGCGGTCCTTAGCATGTCCGCGATGGAATTCGTCCCGAAGCTGATCAGAGATTGCAACAAGAGCGGCTGGATTAAATAGCCTGCTCTGAGTCTCGATTGTGCTCTGCCAACCCTTGGAGTTGAAATAAATATCGTCGTCAAGATTTTTCAAAATGGCTCTCCAGAATAATATTTATCTCATAGATGACATGAACTTGTGTCGCAGACAGATAATAACAAGTGCAAAGGCAAGTCCAGTCGGTCTGGGCTCGGACCTGCCGTTGACTAACCCAGACTTTGGAACCGATAATGCCCACCACCCGCGAAGCCATCCTCGCCGCGCTGTACGCACGGCTGCAGCTGCTTGCCGCTCTTACCTTACGCGATGACATACTGCCCGAGCGGATCCCGGTGGCGGGGCTGATCATTCTGCGCGACGGCCAGCCCGGTGAGCCAGAGGTCACACTGTCGCCTCTGCGCTACCATTACCAGCACCGAGCCGAGCTGGAGGTCGTCGTCCAGGTCCCGAATGGCCGTGCCACTGCCTTTGACAGTCTGATCGCTGCCATTGGCACAATGCTGGAGGCTGACCGCACGCTAGGCGGAATTTGCGATTGGCTAGAACCCGAAGCCCCGGCGTCGGTCGATCTTCCCATCGAAGGTGCGGCGGCCCTGAAAGCTGCGGTGATCACTGTCGTTTTGCACTACACCACCACCGGCCCTCTGGCCTGACACCCCACATTATTAGGAGAAAGATATGGCACGTGCGCAAGGCGCGCGGGCGCAGATGGCGCTCGGCTTTGAGACCGTTTATGGGACGCCGCCGGTTGGCGGTTTTACCAAAATGCCCTTTGCCAGCACCTCGCTGGGATCAGAACAGCCACTTCTAAACAGCGAATTGCTCGGTTATGGCCGCGATCCCCTCGCCCCGATCAAGGATGCGGTGACGGCAGATGGCGATGTGATGGTGCCAATAGATGCCGAGGCCTTCGGGTTTTGGCTGAAAGCGGCCTTCGGCGAACCGACCACTTCTGGCGTTGGACCCTACACCCATGAATTTCGCTCGGGCAGTTGGACCTTGCCCTCTATTTCCATCGAGACAGGTATGCCCGAGGTGCCACGCTTTGCGATGTATTCCGGCTGCGTGCTGGACCAGCTGTCATGGCAGGTGCAGCGCTCTGGCCTTTTGACTGCAACCGCGCGGCTGGTGGCGCAAGGTGAGGTCATCGCCATTTTGAGCGGCGCAGGCACGCCCACAGACTTGGGGCTGAAGCGTTTCGGCCATTTCAACGGTGCGATCAGCCGGAATGGCACCGCTCTGGGCAATGTGGTCTCAGCAGAAATCACCTATGCCAACAACCTTGACCGCATCGAGACC